GCCGCTGCTGCACCAGATTCTGGGTCCAGAAGTGATCGATGAAATGGTCGACAAGTTCTTTGCCACGTTCATTGATGAAGAAAAGCGACGTGATGTTGCTTGCTACGCACCGTATGAGAGCGCGGAGCAGATCAACGAGTTTGTCGCAACACGCGACTCACACCAACTGAAGCAGCTAGAAAGCTTGCGACTTATGCTGGGCAATGATCGCAAATACGATGCAGGTCTTCGTCCCGTGCCTAAGTTCAGCGGCAAGGTGGACTACAACGAGGCAAGCGTGGCAGGCCAGGTGCTGGCAGCGCATTCGCCTCTCATTACCGCCCGCTACGGCGCTTACTTCAGAACGCTCAGTGAGAACATCAAGGCTAGCCTCAAAAGCCAGTGGTGCATGAACGACGGCTTGTCCCGCGAAGAGCTAAACGGCTGGACGAACCAGGCACTTTCCACTATGCAAGCGTTCGTGCCGCAGGAGATCGACTTTTCGAAATACGACAAGAGCCAGGTCGAGCTGGCGCTTATCGTGGTGTGCAAGATCATGCTGCGATTCGGCGTTCCGTTTCACGCAGTGGAAGACTGGTACCTGTGCCATTGCAACACAACACTGGTGTTCCACAAGCTAGGCATTCGAGTGCCAGTAAGCTTTCAACGCAAGAGCGGTGATGCTTTGACTTGGCTCGGCAACACGCTGCTTGTCATGGTAATACTATGCTGGGTTGACGATCTGTCAAATTCCAAAGGAGTGTTCGGCGGCGACGACTCGGTTCTTTTTCACCCATCAGGCCACGCCGTACATGACACAACAGCGCACATCAGCAAGATCTTCAACATGGTAGCAAAGTTTGAAGAGTTCCCCACTGCAATCGCCTTCAGCTCTATGTTTCTGGTGTACGCAGAAGGCAGCTACTACTGGGTGCCAGACCCTGTCAAAGCTTTGGTAAAATTGACCCGGAAGGATATGTACTGCAAAGAACACGCAGAACTGTACCACATCTCCTTTTGCGACAACTTCCGCGGCTATTTGAACGCGTCCATCCGGTGCGCAGTGGCGGAAGCGGCAGCAACACGGTACTCAAAGAAGCTGGGTCTTGACATAGTTCACATGTACGACGCCGTGAACTTTCTTGCCAGCTGCGCCAGATCGAGCACAAGGTTCGAGCGCTTGTTCAGCGCCGACAAATGGATATGGGAGCGTCCGCTGCCGAAGTCTCTCCGAGAGTTCATGCAAAAGCAGTACGAACGATACGCAGATCTGGACATTGTGTGACCATCAGACCAATCAGATGTGTACTGTGGCGTTGGAAGAAACGCCTCAGCTCACAAGCGCCTTATTGACTCAAAATCATTGGTGCAAAGCTTGCAACATTCTTCCTCTTCTTTTTGTTTCTTCTTTTCTTTTAAACATTACCGCGTTACGCGGTCTCGCCTTCAAGGCTGCGGTTATAACACTACACCCG